TCATTAAGTGATTTATGGAATACCACAGTTACTTATATAATTAACAACAATGGTCTTGGTGGACCGGGAAGAGGCTCAAGTACAGGCCGACCAGGTAAACCAGGTAAGATTGCAATTTTTGAGAGTTAATCATGGCATATTTTTATTTTGTAGATAAACAACTTTTTAGAATGGCTGCAGATGATGCAGAGAAAACTAAAATTACATCTTTCATTCAAAACATGAATGCTGTTGAAAAAAATGTAACAGATGCACAATTTTTAAAAGCAGAAGAAGAAACACATGTATATACTTTAGATGACAGTAATGATTTAGTGGAAACTGCAGCTACTACAGGAACAACAGCAGATGACCAAGCTGAAGCTGTGCCTCCAAGATTAGATATTTTAGTTGACGAAACTGGTTTTAGAGAAGCAGTAAATTGTTATATAGAAAGAATAGACCAATATTTAGCAAACAATGAAGATTCTACATGGTCTAATTTTAGAAGTGCTTTAAATTCTTTTACAATACCTACAAGTGGATATCCTAAATCAGGATCTTTAGTAAAATTACTTAGAGATGCTGGAATGACTGCATATCATATTTTACGTTTACCATAAAATAGTATATAAGATAAGCCATGTCTATAAAAAACTACATTAAGGTAGTAGATGGTGTCTTGCCTATAAATACAATTTCGCAATTAATAAAGTATTCTAGTCAATTAAATTTTGATCAAGCCTTAACAATCGGTAATAAAGATAAAGAAAAAGTCAAGTCAGTTAGAAATACAAAAAGTTATCATTTAAATAAGTATTTTCAAACGATGTCGGACTCTCATTGGTTTAATTTAATAGAAAGTGTATTTAGAAAAGAATTTGTAAAATATAGAGAAGTTTTTAGAGAAGCTAATTTTAAATCAGTAATTGATATTGCTGTTTTAAAGTATGAAGAAGGTGGTTTTTATCAATATCATATCGACCATCATGCAACAGTACCAAGAACAATGAGTGCAATACTTACATTAAATAATGATTATGAAGGTGGAGAGTTGTCTTTTTTTGATGAACTTACAAAAGAAGAAACTATTATACATCCAAAACCAGGACGTTTGATTATTTGGCCAAGTAATTTTATATTTCCACATAAAGTAAATTCAGTAAAAAAGGGAACGAGATATTCGGTAGTTATATGGGCACTTTAAAAAAAGATTTTAAATTTAAAATAATTAAAAATTTTCTTACTGAAGAAGAAAGAAAATTATTGAAGAACTATACTAAGATGTTTCATATGAACAATGTTGAAGATTTTGATTTTAAACAAAATACAAATGGAGATACTTGTAAATATTCTGATTATTTAATGGAATCGTTAATGATAACTAAATTGAAAAAAGTAGAACAAGAATCAAATCTAGAACTTATACCTACTTACTCTTTTTGGAGATGTTATACAAAACTAGCAGATTTAAAAAAACATAAAGATAGACCTTCTTGTGAAGTAAGTGTCACTTGTCAGATAGATAGTGACGGTACTGATTGGCCTATTTATATTGATAATAAACCAATGTATTTAAAAAATGGAGATGCTGCATTATACTGGGGTACTGATGTAGAGCATTGGAGAAACGAATTTGTGGGAGATTATCATATTCAAACATTTTTACATTATGTAGATAAAAATGGTCCTCACAAAGACTATGCTAAAGATAAACGAATAATATATGGAGTACCAAAATGAAAATAATACAACAACCTGATGGTAGCGCAGACTTTGTTTTTAATGATGAAGAAATTAAAACAATGCAAAAAACTAAAAGACTTCATTTACATGGGTCAGCATTTAAACACGTAGTTAATACTATGGTTCATGTAATGATGAATTTTACAGCTAATATGGATGAAGCTTCTAAAAAATTAGAAACAAAAGGTAATGTTGAAGTAAAGACTAGATAAAGGTATAATACGATATGCCTTTAACTAAAGTACAAATAGCCCCAGGTTTTAATAAACAAGTTACCCCAACAGGAGCTGAAGGACAGTGGACTGATGGTGATTTTGTTAGATTCAGATATGGTTTACCAGAAAAAATTGGTGGATGGAGTCAAATTACAAATAAAAATTTAGTAGGTTCTGTAAGAGAACAAGTAGTTTGGGCTGACTTAGATGGAAGAAAATACGCAGCATTAGGTACTAGTAAAGGTTTATTCATTTATTACGAAGGTGCTTTTTATGATATTACACCTTTAGATACAGCAATTACAGGAATTACTTTTGATACCACAGATACATCATCAACAGTAACAGTTAATAAAATTTCACACGGATTAGCTAAAGGTGATTTATTTACATTTACTTCAGTCACTCCTCCGACAGGCGCCGGATATGTAGCAGCAGATTTTGAAACTAATACTTTTGAAGTAATTACCTCAGCAGTTGATTCTTTTACAATTACTATGGCTAGTGCTGCCACAACCACTGTTTCTGCAAGTGGAGCAGCTACTATAAACCCATACGTTAGTGTGGGTCCTTTAAATCAAAGCTCTGGATATGGTTGGGGCACATCTTCCTTTGGTGGTGCTAGTGGTGTTGTTAGCACTCTTAACGGTGCATTACTAGACGACAACAACGGCACTGGAGGATCTGGGACTTCTATTACACTTTCTGGAGTCACAGGGTTTCCAACTTCAGGGACAATTAAAGTTGGATCTGAGTTTATTTCTTATACGGGTATATCATCAAATGATCTTACAGGAATTACAAGAGATGTAGCGGGAACAAGATCTGCTCACGCGGATGGATCCTCCGCAGAAGTTTTCACTGCTTGGGGAAGTGCGTCTATAACAAGTTCTGTTATACTAGACCCCGCTTCATGGTCATTAGATCATTTTGGCCAAAAACTTATTGCAACTATAAAAAACGGCAAAACTTTTTTTTGGGATCCAATTGCTGCCTCTACCAACGCTTTAAGTATAAGAGCTCAAGTGGTATCTGGATCTCCTACAGCATCTGTTATGTCCATTGTTTCAGAAAGAGACAGACATTTAATTATGTTAGGAACTGAAACATCAATAGGTAATAACGGTACACAAGACAAAATGTTTATAAGATTTTCAGATCAAGAATCTATTGGGGATTATTCACCTACATCCGTTAACACAGCGGGGACTTTCAGATTAGATTCTGGTGTAAAAATTATAGGCGCAGCGAAAGCAAAAGACTATATTTTAATACTTACTGATACTTCCGCATATGTAATGCAATTTGTTGGACCACCTTTTACATTTTCAATAAGACAAGTAGGGAGTAATTGTGGTTTAATTGGACAACACGCGTTAAAATATGTTAATGGAGCAGTATGGTGGATGGGTCAAGCAGGAGGTTTTTTTGTTTATGACGGTACTGTAAAATCATTACCTTGTTTAGTAGAAGATTTTGTGTTTACAAGTAAAGGCAGTAATTTAGGAATAGACTATAGTTCGGGAGAACAGATTTACGCTGGTCTTAATCATTTATATGAAGAGGTTAGTTGGTTTTATCCTAAAGAAGGTTCAACAAACATAGATAGAGTTGTGACTTATAATTACACAGAAAATGTTTGGACAACTGGATCTTTAGACAGAACCAGTTGGCATGATTCCACGTTATATGACCATCCTTATGCCACACAATTTAATAGTTCAACAACACCTAATTTTCCAGTAATACAGGGGGTTACTAACACGAATGGTGCAAGCATTTATTATGCTCATGAAGTTGGTAATGATGAAGTGGATTCTAATGGAGCTAAAACTGCTATTTCAGCCTTTATACAATCTGGTGATTTTGATATAGGTGATGGGGAAGTATTTATGAGTATGAAAAGATTTATTCCTGATTTTAAATTATTAACAGGAGATGCGGAAGTTACTATAAACCTTAGAAATTATTCTACAGATAGTTCATCTTCTTCTCCTTTAGGTCCTTTTACAATAACCAACTCTACTGATAAAGTAGACACACGTGCTAGAGGAAGAGCTGCTAGTTTAAAAATAGCTAATACATCTACTAATCAAAATTGGAGATATGGAACTTTTAGAGCAGATATAAAACCAGACGGCATGCGGGGATAGTGAATATTAATAAAACTAATATTACTTGTAATATTACTGAGACTTTTTTAATACCTAATCAGTTAATATTAAATCAAATAAATAAATTATCTTTTAAAAAAGAAGAGATGTATTCAAGTTTCTTTTTTGAAGAAGACTCTCTTAAAAAAATATTTATTGATTCTTATAAGGATTGGGTAATTAAATTTTTTAAAAAAGAATTAAATAGAGATTTTAATAAAATAGGTCTTATGAATATTTGGTGTCAAAAATATAATAATAATTCTAGGCATCCTTTGCATGTACATCATGAAAACAATACATATCTTTCTTTTATTTGGTATATAAATTGTACAGATAAATCTTCAAGCACTATGTTTTATAACCCAGGATATCCCCATTGTAATTACTTTGAAAAAGCTGTAAAACCAGAGAAAAATAAAATAGTTTTTTTTGATGCTTTTATACCTCATGAGGTATTACAAAACGAAGATGAAGAACGCTGTGTTCTTAGTGGAAATTTTAAATTAATAAATGAAAGAATTTGATTTATATAAAAGCTCATTAATAGGGGGTTGGTTTATTGATGAAAAAGTTTGTGACCTACTTCTAGATTTTAAAAATAAAAATTTAGATAAGTTTGAAGATGGTAAATTAATAGGTGGGTATGATCCTAACGTTAAAAAATCGAAAGATTTTTACGTAGGCATAAACGATTTTATATATCCATTTGATTTATATAGAGAAGAATTAAATAAATGTATTCATATGTATAGAAAAAAATATGAATTTGTTGATGGTAATAATTATTTTGGTATATGTGAAAATTATAATTTTCAATATTATAAACCTGGAGAAGGTTTTAAAAATATACATTTTGAAAATACCTTTAGAAAAAACGACTTTACACGTATATTAGTTTTTATGACTTATTTAAATGATGTAGAAGATGGAGGAACACATTTTCCTTATCAAGATTTAATAACACCTTGTAAAAAAGGTCTAACACTTGTATGGCCTGCAGGTTTTACTCATCCCCATAAGGGACAGATAAGTAATACTAAAGAAAAATTTATTATTACGGGATGGTTAAATGGAATAGAATTAGTAAAAGATGTACAGCGAATATATTTACGATAATAAAATAAGCCCTTTAGGTATAACTAATAATATTTGGATTTGGCAAGGTTTAGATAAAGCAATTAATTATAATTCTTTAAATAAATTTCTTTTAGAATTTGAAA